TTGGCTCCCCGAACGCAACCCTCTTAGAACACACATCCTGGCCGTGTTATGGCAGGAGATTTTGTCCAAAGGGTGCTTGTGCGCTTCATTGTTGGGCTCTACTTGTTAACACCGGCTTGATCGAGATAATCTCCTGCATCCTGAGCAATGAAGATCACGTTCGGCAGGTAATCCTGCAGGAGGGGGCGGTGACCAGAAACCCCTTGGCCAACACGGCCTACGAGGAACGACGCAAGCCACGTTCCGGCGATCCGCGAGGGCCATACTTCCGCGATCAAACCGCCATCATCCACTCGTATGCATTCCGGCGCCTTAAGCACAAGGCTCAGGTCATATTTGCCACCAGAAACGACCACGTCTGCACCAGAGTCGAGCATGTTCTGCATGTGGCAACGATAGCTGCAACCATATGCAAGGGGCTGAACGAAACAGGTCGATGGGATCTGAACCCGGACATTGCATATGCCATCGGCCTAGGTCATGACCTCGGCCACGCGCCCTTCGGACACGCTGGAGAGGAGGTGATCGCTAAGTACTGTCCTGGGTTCATTCATGAAGAGCACGGCTATCGTGTAGTTGAACGTCTCGGCCAGAAGGGTGGAGGATCTCTTAACTTAACCTATGCAGTAAGGGACGGCATTAGATGTCACAACGGAGAACGCTATGAGCGCAGCCTCAAGCCATCCGCCACGCTCAACAATCTGGATACGCTTCAGGGACGGTCCGCAGTCCCAGCGACATATGAGGGTTGCATCGTGCGCTTCTCGGACAAGATCGCCTATCTGGGCAGGGACGTCGAAGATGCGATTACCCTGAAGCTTATCAGCGCCAGTGACGTCCCGATTCCTGTTGCAGCGGTCTTAGGCAACTCCAACTCCCAAATCATAGATGTCCTGGTGCGTGATGTTGTTGAAGCTTCGCAAGACACGGATGCAGTACAATTGTCTGAGGAGAAGTTTGCGGCCGTGAAGAACTTGTATGACTTCAACATCAAGAACATCTACAACCACGAGAGGCTGGCGAGGAGCAAGGAATACGTGAAGTATGTTGTTGGCTCACTCTTTGACTACTTTCTCAGTCTCTTTAGAACCCATGGCTTCAACTTTGAGGACTACGCTAGCCGATCTCTTGCGATCAACAATGCATTTGGTCATTCGCTGGAGACCCTTGCCGCCTTCTACAAAGAGGAGGGTGCTACTGGCGAACGAATTGTCGCGGACTATGTTGCCGGCATGACAGATTCATACGCGCTGGATCAGGCCAAGCAGATCATGCTGGTCTGAACGATTTGCGCGGTGATCGCGCGATGGCTCTAAGAACTCGGCTGATCGCCCCTTCAGGATCACGTTCGACGGTGTGTCCCCAAATACGGATTACTGTCCAACCGCCCCGCCGCAGTCGTCTGAAGGTGCGCTGGTCGCGTCTCCTGTTCGCCTCGATCTTGGTTCTCCAAGAGGGCGAAAGACAACCCCTCCATCGAGGAAACCGCCAACCATGCCAGAAATCACCATCAACAAAGATGGCCACCCTATGAGCTGGGAACACCACATCCGGTTTCCCTGGAAGGCTGGTGACATGCTTCCTGAACCGCAATCCTTTCTTGCGAAGCGCGGACGTCACCACGCACTCAATAGCTGTGTCCTTCCCTCTGATACGGGACATGCAGTGGCTGCGCTGAGCTTTCGTTAAATTGTCTGCCATCGTCCCCGGTTACGGTTCAAACTGGCCGAACGCTGCCACCATCTCTGTCCCGCCAGGGATTGAGATTGGCGGCGGTGTTCCTGCACCCGCCCGAAACTCCTGAGGTTCCCTCCGGCATAGCATGCGGAAATCGCAGCCGGAACACTTGTCGCGATGAGGACGCATGGGGTAATCTGACTGCAGAATGCCCTCAACGGCAAACTCGATGTTTCGAAGCGCACTGTCAATGGCCTCGTCCGTCACAGGCACCTCGACGCGACGATTGTCCTTTAGCAGGTGGACATGCCCGGTCTTGGTATTCTCGCCGAGGACATGTTGCGCCGCACGCGCATAGAGTTGGACTTGGAGCGACAGCTCCGTCCATTCAAGGTTTACATTCTCGGCAGGCTCATCTCCACCTTCCACCGCTTTGAAATCGATGATCTCCGCCTCCAATATCTTCCCCGCGGGGTCCTGTTTCAATAGGAGATCAATGGAACCGGATATCACACAGCTGCTGAAGGGCACCTCAAAGGTTGCCTCAACCTGCCGTTGTCTTAGGAAGTCCGCTCCGAACGACGCAGCATACTCTCGCATGATCTCGATGGCCTTATTGCGAGCCCTCTCATAGGGGCCCGGCGAGTTCTCCGGGTCTCTGCTTTGGGGCACATGTTTGAGGTGGAAGACAGAGGCTCCGACTTCGCCAGCCTCTGTCGGGGTCGGTGATGCATTCTGATATTCTTCATGAAGCTTCTCTACTGCTGTATGCACGGTCTTTCCGAAGCCGAACATATCAGGGATGAAAGGGCTGAACCCGAAACTCTGCCGAAAGCGATAGTCGCGCGGACAACGCAAGTAGTACCGCAATGCCGAGAAGCTCGTAGGCAAGTCGGACTCTTCGGCTCTACGCTTCGGGACATGAGGGACAAGACCGGGCGTCGGCACAGCCGCATCATCTAACATCTCTGCATGCCGAAGCCTATTTGCGAATCGAGAGCGGTTTCTGGGTCTTGCCGCCGCGGGCAGGTGTTCTGCACCGGTCACGTATAGATAGCGCTCTGCGCGGGTGAGCGCCGTATAGAACAGCCGCGTCTCCTCTTCGGGCGTACTCTGATAGGCACCACGAGTGATGGCGTTCTGGATTACTGCCAAGGGTAGCCATCCATCGTAATGCCGGCGACGCGCCGGGAAGCGCTGTTCCTCGACATCGCAGATGAAAACGCAGGGAAACTCCAGTCCCTTCATCTTGTGGACGGTGGAAACGGTTACTGCATCGGGACGCTGAATCACTTCTTCCGTCGAGACGTCGTATCCTGTCTCTGCTGCATTGCCGAGGAAATTCAAAATCTCATGGAAGCGACTCGATGAATCAACGCTCATGTAGACCGCTTCAACGTCTTGAATCATTCGGCTGAATAATCCGATGTCCCGCATGGTGGAATCATCAAAATCGTGTCGGGCTGTTCCGAAGGCCTCTAGCAAATCATAGACGAGCTGCTGTGGATATACACGCCGCCGAGCACCACCCGATGGCGTGTGAATGAGCCGCCCCCACTCGGTAAGCACTCTAATTAGTGCACCGAAGTCAGCATGCGGGTAGGCTGGCCGTATTGCAGCATCGAAATGGGCTTGGACTCTTTCCCGGGGTGGCGAGGAATTGCGAAGAAGCTCGAACGTGCTTCGGAGAACCGCGACTTGTGGCCTCTCGAACGGGCCACCACCTGCTTCGAGAGTGAAAGGGATGTCTCGTTCGGTCAGTGCCCTAGTGAAGGCCGAGTGCCTGGCACAACCGTCCTGCTCGGGTTGCCGCGTAGACCTCATGAGGATTGCGAAGTCAGCTGGTGTAAGCCCGCGCATGGTGCCGTCGCTATCTTGATAAGCGGTGCCCAGTAGTGCTCGAATCTTATCTGCGACCCACGAGACTTCTGTCGGTCGGTCGCTGAACCAGAGGGCTCGGAAGTCCCGAGGGGCCTTGTTCTCCCTAGCTGCGGGATTCTTCGCCATGCGGCTCGGGCCGAGTTCGGCTGCAGCAAATGCATCGGAAGCCTCGACAATCGGCGTTGTGCTTCGAAAGTTCGTGGCCAGGGTATGACTCGCAGAATCTGGATACCGCCTTCCGAACTCAAGAATGTTGCTTACATCCGCTCCCCGCCAGGCGTAGATTGACTGATCATCATCTCCCACCACGAAGAGCGTATCTGAGCGGCGATGCAACTGACGGATGAGTTCCTCCTGGCAAGGGTTGACATCCTGGTACTCATCCACCATGAGATGCCGGAGTGGTTGGATTGCCTCATTGGCCGCAGCGTCATTCTGAACAAGTGAGTCTACAACCTTGCGGATCATCAATGAGAAATCGAGGAATTGATCCCTGTTAAGGCCGTCGTTAAGACCTCGCAAGACGGCGCCGAGGTCGCGGTCGGCCGCCTCGACGTCTACGAGCCGCACCAACTCATCATTCATCGTCTTCCACGCCTCAGAGATCTCCCTGACGGTGCGGAAGTACTTGTGCTGTGACGAGACTCTACCTTGGATGACCCTAAGCCCGAGCTGCCAATAGCGCGAAATCAGATAGAGGACGAGTCGGTTTTCATCCAGGACATCATACTGCCGATATATAGCGTTCATCTTCATGAGAACCTGATGGCAATAGGAATGGATCGTGCCGATATACATCCGCCCCATGACCGCAGGATCGATGCCGACTCGCGCTAGGGCCGAGCTGACTCTCCGCTTGATTGCTTCTGCCGCCTTGTCTGTGAAGGTGAATGCCACAATCGAATCGGGAGGATGTCCTTCACCCAGAAGCCTGGCGATTCGATATGCCAGCGTTCGTGATTTGCCCGAACCAGCGCACGCTATCGTCAGCACTTCACGTGCAGGATCGAGCGCGGCATCTCGTTGCCTCGGGGTCAGCTCTGCGTCAAGTATCTCCCGTATGTTTGTCATGCAGCCCTCCTGTGAATATTCACTACCGTGTTCCCTTCTCATTAGCGTGTGCTCGCAGCCTCTTGATGATGCAGAATGCGTGTTTGCGAGCGAGGATCGGGGGGAAGGCGTTGCCGATCATCTGCGCTGCCGCGAACTTCCCCCGTTCTAGTGAGAACCAATAACGGAGGGGGAAGGTCTGGAGAAGCGCCGCTTCTCGCAGTGTCATGGCGCGGTTCTGCGTAGGGTGAAGGAAGCGTCCTTTTGACGGATTTACGCAGCCACCAGTGATTGTTGGGGCGACCTTCCCCCAAGCCATCCTCCCGTACACATCGTTGAATCCATCACATTCCTCGTGACATCTCAATTGCTGCTTCACGCCCAAGGCAGTTCGGCTGCCGCCATTCTTTGGGATCGCGGCAATAAGTGCCTTCACTCTATCACACCGATCCTCCGGTAGTTTATGGAGGGCATCGCGAGACTTGGCTGGGCGGGGTAATCTCCCGATTGTATCTTTGACAGTGAGGCTTTTACTCTTGGCCGCCGGAGCGGCATATTGAATAGGACCGACACGGCTGGCAATAAAGACCATTCGTCGCCGGCGCTGGGGCACACCAAAGTGGGCAGCGTCTAGAACTATGGGTTTCCCGACATAGCCGAGATGTCGAAGCGCCTTCCGAACCTGATTGAAACGGTAATCCTTGATCAGGCGCGGTACATTCTCGATCAAGACAACTTTGGGCAGGAGCTTTCTGACGAAGCGAAGATACTGAAACACCAAGTCCTTGCTCTTCTTGTCTCGCACGCGCCGGCGGCCGTTTAGACGAGGCAACGCGGAGAACGCTTGGCATGGGGGACAACCCGCAAGAAGATCGAGCCCACCCCGACCCAGCTTGTGATATGCCATGACCTCCTTTACTGCTAACCGGCGGATGTCCCTAGCCCACACTTGCACGTCGCGGAGATTCTTGCGATAAGTTGCCACGGCGAGCGGGTCGTTCTCAACAGCAGCAATGACGCGGAAGCCGGCATTCTTGATGCCCAGGCTGGTCCCGCCGCAACCCGAGAACAGGTCTATTGCTCTAGGCTTTCGCTTCGCCATGCTGCCTTTTCACGCCTCCTTAGTCACCAGCACCTCTTCGCCGAGCATGTCGATGATCTTGACGGCGACGGTGCTCTTGCCTCCGCCGTCCGGCGCGGGGATGTCGTATTCGCCGGAAACGAGATCGTTCTTCCGGGACGGTATATCAGACAGGGCGACGTTGAAGACCTTTCCGTCGTATGCCGGGTCGATCATCACGCAGTCCACCATGCAACGCCAATCCTTGATCTTTTTCTGGAAGAGGTCGCGTTCCATGTCCAGTCGCTTGATGATCGTGGGCGACACGAAGTCCTCGATCCGGACGGTGATCCGGCCCTTGGACCTTGTGATCTTCACGCGGGCCGACGCCGGGTCATGCTTGATGAATCCTGCGTATTTCGGGTCCGTGCGGAGTTCAATCACACGCAGACGGTTCGGGACATTGTGCCCCTTCTTGCGCACCCGGTTCCACTCCTCCACCCACGAATGCGCAGTCAGTTCCATCCCCAGGCAGACGAGCACGACTTCCCGATCCTCGTCCTTCCGCGCTTCGAGCTCACGCTTCAAGTCCTCCAGATCCATCGGCGAGAGCGGGTGGTTGAAGGGTATGATCTTGACCAGTGACTTGCCCAGCACACCCTCGAAATAGGCGTCCGAACGGGACGTCTCTACGCCGATGTACTCGCAAGCGAGCTTTATCGCTTCGTTGTGCTGGACCTGGAGGTCGTAGTCGTTTACACGGAACACGCAGAAGGACGACTGCGTGGGTTCGGGCGGCTTCTCCTCCGTGTCGTCCATCAGACTCCCTTGTTTCGCGCCGCCGCATTCGGCGATCTGCTCGCTGATGGCATTCTGAAGCCGCTTCGCTGTCGTGTGGATCGCCCCCTTGTTGATATCGCAGCCGATCCAGCGCCGACCGAGTCTCTGGGCCACGGCTGCTGTCGTACCAGACCCCACACAATAGTCTGTAATGATGTCGCCCGGGTTTGTATACACTAGGAGCAGCAATTCCAGAAGCGCTTCGGGTTTCTGCGTTGGATAATCCGTCTTCTGATTCTTGTCGGCGGGAGGGATCAGAGGAATACCCCAGATGTTGTCCAGCGTCTTAGCGTCAGACTCCTGGTAAACGAGATTCCCGTCCTCATCCTTGAGGTTCACCAGGATGCCGTCGACCTTTACGCGCTTTAGCTGCTTGATGACGCTCTCCCTTGGTGCTGCGAGGCGGTGAAAGGTGGCTTCATCTCCCTTAGCGTAGACCAGAAGTGTGTTGGTGGCCCGAGGAAGAATCCCCTTTCGAACGTCATGCATCTTATTGTAGAAGTACCAGTAGATTTCATTACGGAAGCTATTAGCCCCAAACACTTCATCCAGGACAACTCGAAGATGGTGCTCTTTTCGCCAGTCGCAGTGGAGCACGAAGATCCCTGACTCTGCAAGCAGCTCTTTGCTCAACAGGAGACGCTCGTACATAAACTGGAGATAGTTGTCATTAGCCCAAATGTCCGTGTACTGGATCTGCTCTCCGAGCGTATACTCTTCGCCTTCGATCCTGGCTTGCCCCTTCACCCCGCGCAGTTCCACCTTGCGAACATAGTCAGCACCAGAATCGAATGGCGGGTCGATGTAGATGAGATTTACCCGGCCCCGAAATCCGTTGGCCAGCAAGTGCGCCAGCACTTCTTTGTTGTCGCCATGGAACAGCAGGCCGGTTTTCGGATAGGCCCCCGGCCAGTCCAGCCAGGTGGTCCTGGGCTTGATCTTAGCCAGGTCGCCCGACGGGTCGTAGGTCTCCACGTGCTGCGCCGGTAGAGCCGGGACGTAGCGCAGCGGCTTCTTGCCGACCCAGGAAAGCATCGGGCGGCCCTTGGCGGCCGACACTTCCACCTGAGCCGGGGCGTCTTCCTTCTTCGGTTTCTTACTCATGGCATCTTCACTCCGTGTTCGTCGGCGGGAACGCGCCCGTCTTCACGAACTCCCTGGTCGTCTTCATCTGGTTCTGCGCGACCTCATGGCCGACGAAAATCATCTCATACCTGAGACGATCCGGGTTGAGCCCCTCCCACCTACGGATCGCCATCGCCTTTCGTCCTTCGGTCCCCTGCACCGGGTCGTCCTTCATCCGCTGGTCTTTGATCTCGATGATGAGGCACTTCCCATTCTTGAGTCGGATCACGAAATCGGGCGTGTACCGCCGCCAGTCACCGTGCTCGTCGCGGTATTCCACGTAGAAGTCGGTCTTGTCCGGAGTCGTCAGAGCGCCGGTGAAGTAGACGTCCTCCACCTGCTCCGGGTCCGCGTTGGCCAGCAGCACCAGTTTCTCGCAGAACGACTTCTCCGGATTCGAATCGAAGTTATACGGCGTATAGTGGAACCCGAAGTCGGCCGTGTTGACCAACTGCAGGTCCTCCATGCGCATAAGCAGGGACTCGCGTTCTTTCAGATAGACGATCTCGGCGGTGTAGACCTCCGCGCCAGCATCGTCGATTTCCCTGGTGAAGCCTTCCGGTTTCACCAGGGCGAGCGCCACGTCCACCTTCTCCTCTTTCACCTCGTACCGGCACATCTGCGCCTCGATCTGCGCTCCGAGCGGTTCGACATGCCCCAAGGGTACCTCGCCGTCTTCGACGTAGAGGCGGTTCATCTCGTCGTAGACGCGCCAGAACTCCACGCGGTAGGCGTCTGAAAGACGTACGGCGGCGGTGTAGACATCGAGCGACTCGAACGCCCCCTCGAGCCGCACCTCGTCTACTTCCTGGAGCACACGTTCGGCGGCCTGTCGTTCGACCAGCGTCAATATGGTGCGGGTCATCGCCTCGCCCGGCTTCACGTCGGGTTTGGAAAGGGTGACTGTGCTTTCGCCAGCGTCATCCTTCAGGACGACGCGCCGCATGATCTGAGTCACCACCAGCGGCGGGATGTTCACCTTCCGCAGGCGCAGCACGGCGGTCCGCGTCTCCCTACCGGCGTGGTCCAGATCGCTGAGCGATTCGCCGTAGGTCTCCTGGAGCTGCTTGTCGAGGATCGACCGGTTATCCTGGGAGAGGTAGACCCGCGCGGGGCGATTGTTGCCCGGCACCTGGCGCAGGCAACGCGACGCGGCCTGGAGTACGAAGTTGTTGGAGCTGCGCAGCTTGCGGGCAAGCGCACAGGCGAAAAGGCTGGGGCAGTTCCAGCCTTCGGTGCCCTTGTTCACCAGCAGTATTACGCGATGTGGGCTGTCGGGGAAATTGAGTCGGTTAAAGGCGTCGACCTCCTCCTGTTTCGACTCCGACGTGTTGCGGAGGATGATGCCGGGGTCCTGGCCGAGTTCGAGCAGCGTTCGCTCTACATGCGGACGCAGCTCGTCCAGATCGTCATTCTGCGGGAAGTAGATCGCCAACTTCGCCTTCTGTCCGCCGTGAAGCTCGACGTCGGCGTACTCCGAGAAGAAGTCGCGCACGATCTCCCGGACGAACTCGTCGGCATTCTCGTTGTCGAAATCGTATGCGTAGATGTTGCTGGTCAGCTCCTTCAGAATGCCATCCTGGATTCCTTGCGACAGGCCGTACCAGATGACTACGTCGCGCAGAGGTTGACGCTGGAAGTAAGGGGTCCCGGTCGTGTTGACGACGCAGACGAGGTTCGGGCTCTTGTGATGCAGATAGTCGACCGTCTGTCGGACGCGCTTCAGGTCCTGGCCCATCTCGCTGCCGTAGGTATGGTGCGCCTCGTCGGAGAACACGGCCAGATGCGGCAGACTGGCGATGGCCTGCAACCGACGGTTCGCCACCGCCTCCTTCGCCGCCTCCAGCCCGGACTCGGGAAGCAGAGACCCGATGTCACTCTTGCGGATCGCCGACTTCTGAATCCGAATCTTCTCGGTGTTGGTAACAACCAAATTGAAGAGCGACCCGCGGATGACCGGAACGTCCGGGTCGCCGTCGCGGGTGAAGGTAAGCTTCAGGTTAGCGAGAAACAGCTTGCAGAGCCGGGGCGGAAGGATCTTCTCGTAGGGCACCTCGGCGAGTTCGCGGAGAGATTCGATAATCGTTGTGCCGGGCGCGAAGACGAGCGCGTTCTGGACGAACGGCGTGGGCCGTTGCTGGAAGAGCCCCTCGGCATACTCCATCGCCATAGCAAATTCCGTGGCGATGATCGCGCCGATCAGGATCGTCTTGCCCGCCCCCATGGCCAATGCAAAGATATAACTTGGGTAGTCGAGCGTCAGAGTCTCGCGCAACGCGTCCAGCTTGATGTCCTTCACGAATCGGTCGTCTTCGCGTATCCTGCCCCACAGCGCGTCGATGCCCTGGTCCATGACGTACTGCTTGATATCTCCGTGGGTGAGACCGAGGGCCTCCAACCGTTGAGAGTTGCTGGAATACAGCCGGTTGTAGAGCTCGAAGATGTGTGGCGTCCTTTCGATGAGCCTCAAGTACCAGTACGTTTCCAGCGCCTGAAGCTGCGCATGGCGCAGGAAGCGGCGCGTTCCCGTTACCTCATCAAGTTGAAAACGAAGCACCTCGGCAATGGTGGGGTAATCGGTGCACTCGTATCCGGTCCGCCGCCATTCAGCCGTCTTCTGTGCTATCAGTTGATGAAGATGCCCCATCGTTTCCTTGCCTTCCCTACGTCGAGGGCCGACTCTTCAGTTTCGGTCGCCATCCTTCGGCTGTTCCTCTTCCTTGCCGCCGCCGCGCACCCACTCATCGACCTCGGACAGCTTGAAACGGAAAAGCCGCCCCACCCGGTGTGCCGGGAGCGCCTTCCGTTCGATCCATCTGTAGACGGAATCCTTGTTAACGCCGAGATGCGCCGCGACATCCTCGACACTGACCCACCGTTCTTCAGCATTCACCCAGGTTCTTCCTCCCAGGAGCAAGACTTCACAAATCAGGCCTAAACAGAAGAGAGTAGATGATAGTATATGAAATCAGACGGCGATGTCAAAGAAGATCGCGCAAGCAGGTTCACGTAGCGGCCGCATCGCGCGCAACAGGTCCGGTGAGCTAACCGGGGTCACGTTATCCCAGGGCAGGTGCAGCTCGGAAATGAGCCCGGTCTCGTCGTCCGTAAATGCGGCCACGGCGGCTCTGACGCCCATCAGGTTACGTACCCGGCGCATGCCGAAAGTGTCGGGCATTCCGCCGAACAGGCGCCCCGATTTTTCTTGACATCAATGTTTTGGGGCACTATTATCGGACGCTTAGGAGAGCTAAAGGAGGGTGGCTAAGGCAGATCGATAGCTAAGACATTCCGCCCTGAAGGGAAGAGATACCTTCACCCCTCCATAGAGGGAACTAGGGTCCGCGTCCGAGCTGATGCTGCGGGACGGCGGGCCTTTCTTTTTTGGCGTGAGGGAAGGAGGCTACGGTCATGGCGACGTTCAATCTGCGGCGGTTCTCATCCTCGGAGGCGCTTCGGGCCATCGCGCCTGTCCATCTGCTCGAGTTTTTGGCTCGGCACCAGGCTTTCTTTGTACAGCGCGGCCTCGCTCTGCCGGCCCCCGCGGCGGCCGAGACCTTGGACTACGAGCGCCTGGTCGCCATCCTGATGTCCCCCGAGGACGACACCCCGCCGGGGCTGGCCGAAGCGCTCTACTTGATCCACGAGATGTCCACACAGGAGGGCATGGACTCGATCTTGGATGGCGTCAAGAGCGGCGACGTCAAGATCGACGACTCGTCCGAGCTTACCGCTGCGGACGTCGCGGTGCAGGTGTGGCTGTCGGCGCCGCAGTACCTGGAGCGCAAGCACGCGGAGCAATCCGTGGAGCACACCCGGTCATTCGAATACTTCCAGTCGAACGTCGCGACTCCACCGCGGATCAAGCGCCCGACGGCCGCCGTCCTGCGGGAGTTGGAGAAGGGGCTGGATGCTTGGTTCGAGGAGAAGAAGCGCGGGCGCGGGGCCAAGGTACTCGCCTTCCCCAAGGGCGATGAGGTGTGGTTCCTGGTCCGGCACGGCGATCTCCTTAAGCGCGAGGGCAAGTACGAGCACGGAGAATCGAGCACCTTCGTCTACCGGCCCGAGAAGTACGACGTCCTAATCTACAATCAGCAACTCGGGGAACTGCGCATCCACGCCGACACCAAGGGCGAGAAGGCTCTGTACCGGGCCAAGTTTGGCCTGCACCTCTTCGGGCGCGAGGACTTCTTCCCGGGGCAGGCCAAGTACACCCTCAAGCCGCTGATCGAACTCGGGAAGGACTCCCTGGCCTGCGACATCGAGGGAATCGATGCGGTCTGGCTGGTCGAGCTGCAGACAGCCTGGGGTGGAGCACACCAGGAGGTGGAGATCCGCAAGGCAACGGACATCTTCGCTGTCTTCGAAGAACGCAAATGGAAGATTCATCCGAAGGCCAGGTTGACCAAGGCCAAGTTCCGGGTCAAGTTCACGTCCTCCAACACGCCCCGAACGGTCACGGTCAAGCCGCCAAACGTGGCCCTCTACGGGCGCGATAGCGATTCCGACCTAGTCGAGGCGTGGTTGGCAGCCCGTGGGTTCATCGGGAGCGAGGAGCAAGCCGGTGGTGAGCGCAAAGAAGCTGTCGCGGCTGTGGCCAACGCTTGAGTCGCTGCCGGGGCTTGCGGCGGTCACGGCTGAGTGGTGTGACCGGCTGGGCCCCGAGTACGATCTAGCCAAGGTCTTCCTGAAGCCCACCGACCAACTGGCGTTGGCCTATCCCTGCGCCGGGCCGGGCGGGTGTGGCGGGTCTTGTCGGGTCGTAGTACACGGGCCCAGTGATGTCGTCGCGGTCTGCGAGGACTGCGGGACCACTCGGAAGCTCACCAAGGCAGACCGCGTCGTCTGGCGGGTGAACGTCGACCAACTGCTGAGGTCCGTGGCCAGCACCCTGAGCCTGACGGCCGATCCGGTAGCGACTCGTGAATTCCAGACGTACCGAGTGGGGACATTCGTTGCTGTCGGCAAGACTCGCCTGCCGGTCTACCTGACGATCCAGCTCGATCCGGACCGGCTGGCCCGAGCGGCCACATGGCTGCGGGCATCGTTCGAGGGGCCGCTGGTCCTCCTCGCTCCAACCCGTGCGCTCTTTGGAGGCACCCCGGAAGACGCCGCGTTGAAGGGCAAGGTGGCTTTCGGGAGCCTCGATGAGTTGGTGGGCGGCGGCACCAAGGAACTGGCAGCGTTGGATGGGGCGGATGGGCTACTCCGGGACGCCTGCGCCGCGGTGTTAGGCCTGTCTGATCAGAAGAAGCCGGCTCCGAAGAAGGTGCCGAAGCGTGCGTCGCGTGCCGCAACCATCGATGCGCTGAAACTAGAACTTCACAACTACATTCTCGGGATGAAGAGCAGACTCAGTCAGGCGGATGAGGCTGGCTCGCCCTTTGAACTCCCAGCGCTTGCGCAGAAGGATTTGGCCATCGCTATTGGGGCGACAAAGTCGTCTGTGTCCCGGGCCCTCGGCGATGGGAACGATCCGATGTTGGACATCCTACTGAAGACCGCGAACAGCGAGGAGATGATCCGCAAGTACTCCCGGTGACGCAGCCGATTGCAGTTGTAGCCGTTTGCTGCAACTGCAATTCTGGCCGGAGGCTCTGTATCTATCCTAATTGAGCCCGGTTGCAGAGGGCTTCGTATTTTTCGGCCTCGGTTCCTGCAATTCTTCCCCAGGGTGTCGAGCGGCGCACGGGGCGCTGCTCAGCCAGACACCCTTGCGGAGGAAGTACGATGCAGGAAGCCAGACACGATCCCAGCAAGTCCCAGTTGTCGGAGGCGAGGCAGCGGCTCCTCGAGTCGATGCAGCGCATCACCTTCGGCCGCCTCGAAGGGCTCGCCGTCCGCGCCGGTGAGCCGGTCTTCGACCCGCCGCCGCGGGTGATCCGCGAGTTCAAGCCGGGCAGCAACACCAAGCGGTCTGAGGCGCAGCTCTCCGACTTCGCGCTCCGGAAAGAGCTGGCCGACCTGTTCGACTATTTCTCCCGCGTCCAGAACGTCACCATTCTCTCCATCGAGGTCCTGCACGGCCTGCCCTTCAAGGTGACGGTCGAGGAGGGCCTCGCCTAACACGGGGTCGGCTCCCGAACATCCCCAACGTTTTCGGACCAGACATCTAACCGGCCACGAGGTGGAGGTCGATGTGGGTTCGCCGAGTACGGCGTCCACATGACCTCTGCCTTCGTGGCCAGCTGCTTCTCGGTGAATCCCACGCGGTCTCCGCCGGCCAAAGGAGCCCGCAGTGGAGACCAAGCAGACCCCGAACCCGATCAGCGACTACGCAGCCGAGACGATCCGCCACAAGGCCCGCCAGCTCGCCGGCACGGCGGGGTTCACCAAGGACGACATCGAGGACATCGAGCAGGACCTGGCGGTGGACCTGCTGGAGCGTCTGCCCAAGTTCAACCCGAACAGGGCGAAGCACACCACCTTCGTCGCCCGCCTGATCGAACGGAAGATCGCCAACCTCATCCGCTACCGCACACAGGAGTGCCGAGACTACCGCCGCATGGAGTGCTCCCTGAGCGAGAACCTCGAGGACAGCGAAGGCGAGATCACCGAGCGCGCCGTCACGATCAGCCAGGACGCCGTGGACATCCGCATGGACCACCGGGTGCGCAGCCGGGAGGACGACACCTGGCTCCCGCCCGACGTGGCCGCGGTGATCGCCGGCCTGCCGGACGACCTCCGCAGGGTAGCCGAGCAGCTCATGGCCGGGAGCTTCGCCCGGGCGGTCAAGGCCCTGGGCATGCCGCGGGCCACGCTCTACGGCGCGCGAGACCGCCTCCGGGCCATCTTCGAAGACGCCGGGTTGCGCCATTATTTGTGAGTTCTTCGGCCAACTCGAATTTCCACCGGGTAAGTAACGCATTGTCGGAGGCGAGTGCTGCGAAAGGACGGGGAACATGATCGGCAACATCTACCGCTACCAGTTCACGCCCGAGATTCCCGCACGGGACATTGACGAGACCTTGCATCTGGCCCTGCTCGCCGCCGAGTGCCTGCACGGCGAGGCCAAGGTCCGGCTGGAGGCCTCGTACTGCCTGGACGCTGAAAAGCGCGTCTGCGTGATCGACTCGGGCACCGCCATCGGCAACTACGTCGTGCGCTTCTTCACCGGCTTCGCCACGCGGGAGTTCGGCGAGCGCGCCTTCACGGTGCGCCGCATGGACCGTGTGCCCGAGCCCAAGGTCGCGGGGGCGCCGGCGTGACCATCAGCGAAGGAAGGACCTGTCCATGAAACCCATCGACACCAGCTTCATCACCAAGGAGAGCGAGGCCGAGTACCACGGCAAGTCGAAGTTCTGGCTGACCAGCCACCGGCTGGCCGAGTTCCGGCGCAACCCGCTGCTCTTTCGCAAGAAGGAGCTGGGGCTTGTGACCGAGGACGAGGACCGGCCGGCGTTTGTGATCGGCCGGGCTGCACACAAGCTCGTCCTGGAGGGCCGCGGTGCCTTCCAGGCCGAGTACGCGACCGGCGGGCCGGTGAACGCCCGCACTGGCGAGGTCTACGGCAGCCGCACCAAGGCGTTCCAGGAGTGGGCCGAGGCCCAGGGCAAGCCGGTCATCACCGACGAGCAGCTCAAGCTGATCGAGAGCCTGGAGGCCAGCGTCCGGGCGCACCGGCACGCGCGGGAGATCCTCGCCGAGGGCATCCCCGAGGGCGTGGTGCGCGGCAACTACGCCGGCGTGGCCTGCCAGGGGCGCATGGACTGGCTCAACCCCGCCCACGGGATCGTGGACTTCAAGACCTGCGACAACCTCGACTGGCTCCAGATGGACGCCAAGACCTACGGCTACGCGCACCAGCTGGCGTTCTACCGCGCCCTGGTCGCCGTGGTCGCCGGCGCCCGGGTGCCGGTATGGCTGGTCGCGGTCGAGAAGAAGGAACCGTTCAGGACCGGCGTCTGGCGCATGGGCGACGACGTGCTCGGCGTCGCGCAGAAGGAGAACGAGCAGGCCATCGCGCGGCTGCTCACCTGCCGCGAGGCCGACGCCTGGCCTACTGGCTACGAGGAAGTGCGCACCTTCGATTGGATTTGATCGTCGGCGAGCCGCGGGATGGCGTGACGGACCGGCCATCCGCCCGGACTCCCTGTGCCCGCGCTCGCCATTGGCAAGAGAGGAAGAGGAGGACGCACCATGAAGTTGCTTGAGCAGGTGGAGAGCGGGCGGAAGCCCGCGCCGCGCCGGCTGATGCTTTTCGGCACCGCCGGCATCGGCAAGTCGACCTTCGGGTCGATGGCGCCCAGCCCGATTTTCGTTCCGACCGAGGACGGCGTCGGCGAGATCGACTGCGCCAAGTTCCCGCTGGCCCAGACCTTCGACCAGGTCATGGCAGCCCTGTCGGAGCTGTACTCCGAGAAGCACCCCTACCAGACGGTCGTGGTTGACTCGCTCGACTGGCTGGAGCGCCTGATCTGGGCCGAGGTCTGCCGCAAGCGGATGATCGAGAGCATCGAGGACATCGGGTACGGCAAGGGCTACGTCTTCGCGCTGACCCACTGGCGGGAGTTCCTGGAGGGCCTCAGCGCCCTGCGGAACGACCGCGGCATGATGATCCTGCTGATCGCCCACGCCCGCATCGAGAGGTTCGAGAACCCCGAGACGGAGAGCTACGACCGGTATGTGCCGCGGCTGCACAAGCTGGCCTCGCAGGTCGTGCAGGAGTGGTGCGACGAGGTGCTCTTCGCGACCTACAAGGTCTATGCCAAGGTCAACGACGAGGGCATGGGCCGCAAGAAGGCCAAGGGGATGGGCTCGGGCGAGCGGATCATCCGCACCACCGAGCGCCCCGCGCACATGGCCAAGAACCGCCTGAACCTGCCGGACGAGCTCCCGCTCGTCTGGAGCGCTTACGCGCAGTACCTGGTCAATCAGAACGGAGGACAGAGCAATGGCTAACCTGCATGGTTTCAACGCCGGCGAGGTCGACCCGGCGGTCGACTTCGAACCCATCCCGGCCGGGAAGTACCTGGCGGTGATCACCGCCTCCGAGATGAAGCCGACCAAGTCGGGGAAGGGCAGCTTCCTGGAGCTGAGCTTCCAGGTGATCGACGGCGAGTTCAAGGGCCGGCTGCTCTGGGCGCGCCTGAACCTCGACAACACCAACCCGCTGACGGTCCAGATCGCCCGGGCGGAGCTGTCGGCCATCTGCAGGGCCGTCGGCGTCCTGCAGCCCAAGGACTCGGTCGAGCTGCACAACCTCCCGCTGCAGGTGACGGTGAAGTGCAAGAAGCGCCAGGACAACGGCGAGATCACCAACGAGATCAAGGCCTACGGCAAGAAGGAGGCGGCGACCGGTCAGCCGCAGCAGCAGGCCGCGAGCACCCCTCCCTGGGCCCGCAGGTGACCGAAGTCGAGTTGCCGTTCCCGCCGTCGGTGAACCACTACTACCGGCGGGTCGGCCCGCGGACGCTGATCAGCCGCGAGGGCCGGGCTTACCGCGACAAGGTTTGCTCGGTCCTCGCGGCCCTGGGGCGGCCGCTCTTGGCCGGCCGGCTGGCCATGGCCGTGGAAGCCTATCCACCCGACCGCCGCCGGCGGGACGTCGACAACCTCATCAAGGCACTGGCAGACGCTCTTCAGCACGGAGGGGCATACCAAGATGATTCGCAGATCGACCTTCTGGCCATCGCCAGGCGAGAGCCCGACCGCGGCGGGGCCGTCATTGTCAGGCTCGACCAGTTCCCCATCGCCCGGTGCCCGGTGTGCGGGGCGGCGTGGGCTGGGGCTTGAGGACCAGTTCCGGGTCTGGGCCTTTCACATCTACTACAGCCGGAGCTTCCGCAGCGAGCGCGACCTGCTGCTGCGCTTCGTGAAGGCGCTGGAGGCGTCGGCCAGGCCGATCCTCCGGCCCGAGCGCCTGGCCGAGTGGGCGGGGAGCGACGCCCGCCGGCGGGACTACTCGGGGGACGACTTCCGGCTATTCGAGCGAGGATTCCTGGCGGATGGAACTGCGACCGTACCAGCGTGACGCGGTGGAGGCCGTCTACGGCCATCTCCGCTCTCGGGACGACAACCCCTGCGTGGTGATCCCGACGGCCGGGGGCAAGACGCCGTGCCTGGCGGCCATCTGCCGGGACGCCGTCGACCTCTGGCAGGGCCGCGTGCTGATCCTGGCCCACGTCAAGGAGCTGCTGGAGCAGTCGGTCGCCCATCTCAACCGGCTGCTCGACTGGGACAAGGTGGGCATCTACTCGGCGGGACTGAAGCGGCGGGACACCGCGCACCCCATCATCGTGGCGGGCATCCAGTCGGTCTACAAGCGCGCCTGCAAGCTCGACGGCTTCGATCTGGTCCTTGTGGATGAGGCTCACATGATCCCGCCGGACGGCGACGGGATGTACCGGACCTTTCTGGAGGAGGCGGCCAAGGTCAATCCCCGCATCCGGGTGATCGGCTTCACGGCCACGCCGTTCCGCATGACCACCGGCTCCATCTGCGCGCCGGAGAACCTGCTCAACTCGGTCTGCTACGAGATCGGCGTCCGGGAACTCATCGTCCAGGGCTACCTCTGCAAGCTGGTCACCAAGGGCGGGCGGGAGGACGTGGACACCGGGGGCCTCCACGTCCGCGGCGGCGAGTTCGTGGCCGACGAGGTCGAGGCCCTGATGAACCAGGACTCGCGGGTCGAGGCCGCCTGCACCGAGATCATCGACTACACCGGCGACCGCAAGGCATGCCTGGTCTTCGCCAGCGGCGTCGACCATGCCGAGCACGTGGCCGAGACGCTGCGACGGAAGGGTGGCGTGGTCGCCACGGTCTTCGGCGAGACGTCCGACAAGGAGCGGGCCAAGGTCATCGCCGACTTCCGCGGCGGGCAGGTGAAGTACCTGGTCAACGTGAATGTCTTGACCACGGGCTTCGACGCCCCGAACGTCGACTGCGTGGCCATGCTCCGGCCGACGATGTCGCCGGGGCTCTACTACCAGATGGTCGGGAGGGGATTCCGGCTCTGCGAGGGCAAGGCCGACTGCCTGGTCCTGGACTTCGGCGGCAACGTCCTCCGGCACGGCCCGGTGGACGACATCCTGGTGCAGGCGAAGGACTACGAGGGCGACGGCGAGGCGCCGGCCAAGAAGTGCCCGAACTGCAGCGCGCTCATCGCCGCAGGGTACACCGTCTGCCCGCAGTGCGGCTACGAGTTCCCGCCGCCCGAGCGCCGGCAGCACGACGCCACGGCGAGCACCGCCGGGATTCTCTCCGGCCAGGTGACTGTCGAGGAGCACGAGGTCCGGGAGACCTGGTACAGCCTCCACGCCAAGCGCGACGCGCCGCCCGAGCATCCCAAAACCATGCGCGTCGACTACCAGATCGGCTGGCAGAAGTACCAGTCCGAGTGGATCTGCCTCGAGCACGGCGGCTGGGCGCGCAGCAAGGCCGAGTCCTGGTGGAGACAGCGCTCTAACCTGCCCCCGCCGGCCACGGCAGAGGAGGCCGTCGCCCTAGCCCAGGAGGGGGCACTGTGCCAGACGCGGCACATCACCGTCCGGAGCGTCACCGGCGAGAAGTACGCCCGCATCGTGGGCTATGACCTCGGCCCGAAGCCCGACTACCGCGAGCCGGGGTGGGATGAGGAGGGCGAAGCAGTGCCGTCCTCGGTCGGCGCCTCTGCCGACCACGAGGAGATCCCCTTCTAGGGGTGGCCATGAGCACCCACCTCGACCACGCCCTGGCCTACGCCAAGCTCGGCTGGCGGATCGTGCCGCTGCACCATATCAACGACAAGGGGCAGTGCACCTGCCTGCGGCCGGGCTGCGAGGCGCCGGGCAAGCACCCGCGGATCAAGGACTGGACGAACCAGGCGACCACCGACGAGGCCATCATCCGGGCCTGGTGGGCCCGCTGGCCCGACGCCAACATCGGCATGGCCATGGGCAAGGGGCTGGTCGACATCGAGTCGGAGGTCGACTGCGCCGAGAACCTCACCCGGCTGGAGGCCAAGCTCGGGCCGCTGCCTGACTCGGTCAGTTGGTCGAGCGGCGGCGGGGGCCAGCACCGGGTCTTCCGGACCAGCCTGCCCATCGGGAACCTGACCAACATCGGCCAGGAGATCCTGGGCATCCCGAAGACCGGCGTCGACGTCCGCGGCGAAGGCGGCCAGGCGGTGATGCCGCCGTCGGCCCACATCTCGGGCGGCACTTACCGATGGACGAACCTGACGCCTGATGCCCTCGATGTCGCCGAGCTGCCGGAGGCGTGGGCCAACTACCTGGCCGAGGCCGCCAAGTCGGAGGTCAAGCCCGGCGGCGAGAACCCCATCCCGGAGGGGCAGCGCAACTCCACCCTGGCGCGCCTAGCCGGGACCATGCGCCGGGCGGGAATGAGCGAGCCGGCGATCCTGGCGGCGCTCCTCGAGACCAACCGCGAGCGCTGCAACCCGCCGCTGGGCGAGGGCGAGGTGCGCGCGGTCGCGGCGTCCATCGCCAGGTACGAGCCCGACCAGGTGATGGTCGCGGCCGTCGAGGGGCATTGGGAACAGGACCAGGCCGGGGAGCCCGAGGAGTCGGATGAGCAGCCGGGTGGGGAAGACCCCGGCCAGCTGCCCGAGCACCTGCTACACGTCCCCGGCCTCATCGACGAGGTCATGAACCTGACGCTCCTGAGCGCGCCGTACCCTGACCGGGTGCTGGCCTTCTGCGGCGCCCTGGCGCTGCAGGCGACGCTTTGTGGCCGGAAGGTGCGAGATCCCGGCGGCGCCCGCACCAACCTCTACCTGCTCGGCCTGGCGAACTCCGGCACCGGCAAAGACCACCCCCGCAAGATCAACCAGCGGATCATGCTGGAGGCCGGGCTCTCCAGCCAGTTGGCCGACAGCTTCGCCTCGGGGGAAGGCATCGAGGACCGCGTCGCGGCCTCGAAGACCGTGCTCTTCCAGACCGACGAGATCGACGCCGTGCTGCTCTCCATCTCCAAGAGCAAGGATGGCCGGGCCGAGCGGATCATGGAGATCCTGCTCAAGTTCTACTCGGCCGCCGCCAGCCTCTACCACATGCGGGTCAAAGCCGGCCAGGAGCCGGGGACCATCGACCAGCCCTGCCTGGAACTGTTCGGCACGGCGATCCCGAAGCACTACTACGAATCGCTCTGCGACAAGATGCTGACCAACGGCTTCTTCGCCCGGATGCTGGTCTTCGAGGCAGGCCTGCGCGGTGCGGGGCAGGAGCCAAGGGAGCTGCCCGTGCCGGCCAGCATCATCGAGAAGGCCCGCTATTGGGCCGCCCTGCGCCCAGGGCAGGGCAACCTCGACAACGAGCACCCCACGCCCATCGAGGTGCCGTTCGAGCCGGGCGTCTCAGACCTCTTCGAGGCCATCCGCCAGCAGGAGGCGGCGGCCTACGACAAGGCCCAGAAGGCCGACGACCCGGTTGCCATGGCCATCTGGGCCCGTGCGGGTGAGAAGGTTCGCCGCCTGGCCCTGGTCTACGCCTGCAGCGAGAACCACCAGGCGCCGGTGATCACCCGGGCCGCCGTCGAGTGGGCATGGGCCATCGTGTACCACCAGACCCGGCAGATGCTGTTCCAGGCCGGCCGCCATGTGGTCGAGAACGAGTTCGAGGGCCGCTGCAAGCGGATGCTCCGCATCCTCCAGAACTGGCGCGCCGTACACGGCGACCGGTGGATGGACGGCTGGAAGGTCTCCAGGCGGATGAAGATGTCCACCCGGGATCTGACGGATGTGCGCGAGACGCTGGTGGCTCAGCGACGCATTGAGTACAGCGAGATCTCCACCGGCGGGCGGCCATCCCGGACCTATCGCCTGGTGCCTTCGCAGCGCGAAGAACCGACTTATTGCCCTGGTCAAGAAGTGCCTGGAGGGGGTCTTCTTGACCATATTGACCCCCATATTGCCGACGGCGAAGAGTCAAGAAGTTCGGCCGGAATGGAGGCGTAAGTCTTATGAATAGAGAGAGAAAGAGAGAGAAGAATTACTTCTTACCTTATTGCCTACCCCCACACATGCGCACCCATGTTTACGCGGGCGCGCGAGACAGGGGTGTCAATAAGTCAAAAAGCAACGGTTCCTCCCGGGCCCCCGGGCGAAACCACGCGCGGCGGAACCGTCGCGCTTCTGGACAGAGTTTGTTTGCCGGTGCCCGGTTTCCGCGCACAGGGCGCGCCCTGGCCGCCGGGGCGTGCCGGGAGCCGATCCGACCGGGATCTCGCCACGTGGGCCGCCCGTGCGCGCCCCGTGGCCAACCCTTGACCCAGAACGCGGAGGTGACGCCATGAAACGGGATACTGCCAGCCGCATACGCACAAAGTGCACTGAGATCGCCGAGATGCTGGCCGCGAAAAACAAGGCCTACGGCAACTCGGCGCTGGAGCCCGTGCGGGTCTTTGCCCAGGGAGATCCCGAAGACCTCATCCGGGTGCGGCTCGACGACAAGCTCAGCCGCATCCGCAACAACCCCTCCGCGTTCGGCGAAGACCCCGTGCTGGACCTGGTCGGCTACCTGGTCCTGCTGCTCATAGCCCGCGAGGACAAGGCCGCGAAGGCGCGGCGGTAGGAGGCGAACCGTGAAGATCGAGATGCGCAGGCTGTCCGAGATCAAGCCCTACGAGAAGAACCCGCGGGTGAACGACGGCGCGGTGGACGCCGTGGCCAACTCCATCCGCGAGTATGGCTTCCGCCAGCCCATCGTGGTGGACGCCGAGGGCGTCATCATCGTCGGCCACACCCGCTGGAAGGCGGCGCAGAAGCTCGGGCTGGAGACGGTGCCGGTCCACGTGGCAGTCGACCTGCCGCCGGAGAAGGTCAAGGCCTACCGCCTGGCCGACAACAAGCTGGCCGAGATGGCCGAGTGGGACATGGAACTCCTGCCCATCGAGCTTTCGGAGCTGCGGGGCATGGACATCGACCTGGGCATGCTTGGGTTCGCGCCGGATGAGCTGGAGAAGCTGCTGGGCGCCGGCATCCACGGCAACGAGGGGCTCACCGACCCGGACGCGGTGCCAGATCCGCCGGACGCGGCGGTGACTCAGCCGGGCGACCTGTGGGTGCTGGGCGACCACCGGCTGCTCTGCGGCGACTCGAGCAAGGCCGAAGACGTGGACCGGCTGCTGGGCGGGGCCCGCATCCACCTGGTGAACACCGACCCGCCGTACAACGTGATGGTCGAGCCGCGGTCGAACAACGCCATCGCCGCTGGCCTGAGTTCCTTCGCCGGCTACGGCAACACCGACCCCGGCCGGGACGTCCACCGGAACCCCAATGCGGCCAACCCCACGCATGCCAAGATGCGGGCCAAGGACCGGCCGCTCGAGAACGACTTCGTGTCGGACGAGGAGTTCGCTCGGCTGCTCCACGCCTGGTTCGGGAACGTCCAGCGGGTGCTGGAGCCGGGCCGGGGCTTCTACATCTGGGGCGGCTACTCGAACATCTCGAACTACCCGCCGGTGCTCAAGGCATGCGAGCTGTACTTCTCGCAGATGGTGATCTGGGTGAAGGAGCACCCGGTGCTGACCCGCAAGGATTTCATGGGGAACCACGAGTGGTGCTTCTACGGCTGGCGGGAGGGGGCCGGGCACCAGTTCTTCGGGCCGAACAACATCCCGGACGTGTGGTCAGTGAAGAAGGTCAACCCGCAGTCGATGGTTCACTTGACCGAGAAGCCCGTGGAGCTGGCGGTCCGCGCCCTGCAGTACTCCTCGCAGCCGGGCGAGAACGTCCTCGACCTCTTCGGCGGCTCGGGCAGCACGCTCATCGCGGCCGAGAAGACCGGGCGCCACGCCTACCTCATGGAGATCGACGAGCTCTACTGCGACGTGATCGTCCGCAGGTGGGAGGAGTTCACCGGGAAGAAGGCCGAGCGCGTCTCGGTCGCGGGGGTGGTCCATGCGCAATAGACGCCTGATGTGCCGGAACTGCGGCTTGCGCCTGGCCGAGGGGGTCAGGATGGTCCGCGGCGGGTTCTGCTCACACTCTTGCCGGCTGGCATACATCCCCGACATCACGCCGGCCCAGGCCGCCGGCATCAACGCGGCCGACGAGCGTGCCCACCGCGAGCCGCTGTCGCTTCACGAGGAGCCCTACGGGGAGCAGTTGGCGGTTGGGTTCGCGATGATGGCCGGCCTGGACCCATGGGACGAGGACGAGCAGGTGGCCTGAACGACCGAACCCCGGCGGGCTCGCCGGGGCGTTCGGTCTGAGGAGATGCTGGATGCTACTTGGTGACCGTGAACTTCCCGCGCTCGACGACCTTGAACCGGGCCTCGGCGCCCTTGGCCTTGATTTCCCGGAACATGGCCGAGTAGATGGTCGCCGCCGGGGTCTTGCCCTCGGTCTGCCAGAGCCCCTTGGCCAGCATCGCCTCGACGATGGTCTTGGCGTTCATGGGCTCCTTGGCCTCGGCCAGCACCTTGGCCGCCGCATCGAGGCCGGACATCCGACCGTCGCCGGCCGGCTTCGCCGTGGCCGGCGCAGCCGCCGCCTCCGGCTTCTCGGGCTTGGCCTTCTTGCTGTGGCCCTTGGTCTTGGGGTGCTTCTTGCTGCTCGACATGGTACTTCTCCTTTCGGTTCCATCCACGGCGACAGGCCGTGGTTCAATCCGTGTGATTCCCTAGACCGCTGTGAACCCGGCGATGAAGAACTCGCCGCGGGTCTTGGGCTCGCCCAGGGTAGCCGCGAAGGCGCGCGCCTCGGCGGGCGAGAGGAACGGCCGGCTCAAGGAGTAGCCCCCGAACGCGGCCTGGGTGTCGTCGCAAACCAGGCAGGCGCCCTGGCGGTCCAGGACCAGGACCCAGCCCATGCCGTCTGCGAAGGCGCCCTCGGCGATGAGCGGGTTGGCCCCCATCTCGCGCCAAGCCTCGGCGCCGCCGAAGGCGTCGAAGTCGTGGCGGGTGAACTCGCGCAGTTCCATGTTCCATTACTCCTCGAAGACCAGCGAGGCCATGCAGCGGGTGCAGAGGTCCATCGTCACGCCGTCGCCCCAGGTGACGCGCCAGAGGTGCACGTTCGCATGCTCGGCGTGGAGGCTGCAGGTGCCGCGCTCGTGGAGCGGCTGGGCCTCGACGCCGGCCATCGGCTCGCCCTTGGCGCGCTCGGCGGCGTCGCGGCGGCCGAGGGCCGTCTTGACCCTCTCGCAGGCGGCTACGCACCGGGCCCGGTAGCGGTCGCCGTCGGCCAGCTGGTTCGCCGCGCCGTAGGCGGCCAGGAGCAGTTCGTCGGCGACCTCGGCCAGCTCGCTGTGGTCATCGTTCACCGGGACGGTCATGGTCAGGCCGCCCTTCTTGCAGAGGTAGGCGAACGGGATGCCGGCCTCGGCCATCCGGTCGGCGTCGGTCTTGGCGACCTCGACGCGCCGGCCCTGCAGCAAGATGGTCACGCGGCCGGGTGCGGAGGCCGCCTTGCCGGCGGCCTCCGTCGCGGTCTGGTGTTCGGCGTTGCGCTTCTTCATGGTTGGTCTCCTTCAGGGCTTGGCCGGGGTGGTGTCTTCAAAGCCGCACTCCACGAGGAGCGCGCAGAAGCCGGCCGGGTCCATCTTGTCCGCGGCGACCTTGGGCAGCCGGGCCAGCCGGCTGAGCAGCCGCTTGAATTCCGGGCGGCCGAGGGCCGCGAAGCTGTCGGAGAAGGCCTCCAGCCTCGCGACGCCGTCTTCGTTGCCGATGAGCCAATGCCAGCTCATGCACATCTCGCCGGAGCAACCGCCGTCGGCGAAGTAGAGCCCGAAGGTCACCTGGTCGACGATGCCTTCCTTCCGGAGGTGCGGAAGGTTGGCGTCGGCGTACCAGGCCCGTTTCAGGTGGATGAAGCGGGGAATGGCCTGCTGGTTGGTGGTGGTCTTCATGGGTGGTGCCTTTCAGTTCCGGAGGTCGGCCAGCGCTTCGGCGATGGCTATGTCGTTGTTGCCGGAGAGGAAGGTCAGGGCGTCGACCAGGCGCATCCTGACCTCGGTCAGGTCCCCGACCAGAGCCCAGCTCGCCGGGGCGGCCTTGGCCTTCTCCTCGTGGACCTCCAGCTCGTCCTGGAGCCAGCCCAGCAGGGCGCCGATGTCCTGCGCCCGGTCTTCGTAGGTCTGCGCCGCGGTCTTCTTGGTCTTGGTAGCCATGGTCGGTTCCTTTCCGTTCCGTCAGCCGAGGTCGAAGAGCCGGTTGTAGAGGCGGCAGGGCACCTGGTCGCGCACGATGGTGTCGAGGCGCTGGACCCGGTCCCGGGCAATCTCGTAGTCGCCGTTCTTGACCGCCTCGGCGACCTTGCGCAGGTCGGCGGCGTCCTTGGCGTGAACCCGGGCCATCTCGGCGTCGCCTTCGGCGGCCCATTCCTGGCCCTGGCGCTCCCAGCGGGCGATGGCCTGGGCCAGGCGTTCCAGGTCGCGGCGTTCGTTTCTCTTGGCGGTCTTGGCGTCCATCTTTCTCCTCCGTTCCTTTCCGGCGCTCAATGCGCTCTTGGTATTGCCTTCTACACACACAGTGCCATGTTTCGGTCGAAACATCAAGTCAATTCGCCAGTAATCGGGGGGATTCGGCATGTCCGCAACCGGCCATAATGCGGCGCTTACGCCTAGTCATTTGGCCATTTCCGACCTTCTGGCGGTGCTTCGGAAGGCCGGTTCGCGGCACGTTTCCGAGGATGCGCTGCGGCGGGATATCGCGGCCGGCGCGCCGGTCAACCCCGACGGCACGGTGAACCTCCTGCACTACGCGGCCTGGCTTGCGAAGGAGGCCGGCCGTGGCGATTGACCCCCGGCAACTTAAGCCCGGCGACCTGGCGCGGCTCCTCAATTCCACGCCGCTCGGGGCGGTGATCGAGGAGCGGCAGCTCCACCGACACCGGACCCGCGCCGGCTTCCGGATCGGCGACGGCCGGCGGGTGGACCTCTTCAAGTACGTGGCCTGGCTGGCCGACGAGCGGCACAAGCCGAGGCCGGTGAAAGATCCCGCGGCCGAGTACGAGGCTATGAAGGAGGCCCAGGCGGCGCGGAACCGGGTGAAGGCCCTGGCCGGTCGGGACATCGGCGAGCTGCCAGCGGTTGGCGACCCGGAACGGCGGGCCCGGGCCGAGCGGGAGTTCCGGTTCTTCTGCGAGACCTACTTCCCGCTCACGTTCCACCTGCCCTGGTCGCCGGACCACCTGAAGGTGATCGCCAAGGTGGAGGCGGCCGTCTTACACGGCGGGCTATTCGCGATGGCCCTCCCGCGCGGGTCGGGGAAGACGTCCATCACCGAGTGCGCCTGCCTCTGGGCGGTGCTCTGCGGGCACCGGGACTTCGTCTGCCTCATCGGAGCGTCCGAGGTCCATGCGGTCGAGATGCTCGAAAGCATCAAGATGGAGCTCGACGGCAACGACCTGCTCGCCTCGGACTTCCCGGAGGTGTCCCATCCCATTCGGTGCCTGGACGGGATCGCCAACCGGTGCTCCGGGCAACTCTACAAGGGCGAGCGGACACACATCGGCTGGACGGCGAACGAGGTGGTCCTGCCGACCATCCCGGACAGCCTGGCCAGCGGGGCGATCATCAAGGTCGCCGGGATCACCGGCCGCATCCGAGGCATGAAGTACAAGCGGGCCGACGGCAAGACGGTGCGGCCGTCCCTCGTGGTCTTGGACGACCCGCAGACTGACGAGTCGGCCCGGAGCCTGTCCCAGTGCGCCACGCGGGAGCGGATTCTGGCCGGGGCGGTGCTGGGCATGGCCGGGCCGGGGAAGAAGATCTCCGGGATCATGCCCTGCACCGTGATCCGCCCGGGCGACATGGCCGACAACATCCTCGACCGCGAGAAGCACCCGGAATGGAATGGCGAGAGGACCCGGATGGTCTACGGGTTCCCCACGGACGAGAAGCTATGGGCGAAGTACGCGGAAGTTCGCGCCGAATCCCTGCGCATGCATGGCGACATGCGGGAGGCGACGGCCTTCTACCTGGCCAACCGCGAGGCGCTCGACGAGGGCGCACAGATCGCCTGGCCGGAGCGGTTCAACCACGACGAGGCCTCGGCCGTCCAGCATGCGATGAACTTGAAGTTGCAGGACGAGGCGGCGTTCTTCGCCGAATACCAGAACGAGCCGCTGCCGGAGAAGGGCGTGGAGGACGAGGGGCTGCTCTCGGCCGACCAGATCGCCGGGAAGACGAACGGGATGCGGCGGGGCGAGCTGCCGGTGGGCGCCACGCAGCTGGCGATGTTCATCGACGTGCAGGGCAAGCTGCTCTTCTGGCTGGTCGCCGCCTTCGAGGAGGACTTCACCGGGTACGTGATCGACTACGGCGCCTATCCGGACCAGCGCAGACCCTACTTCACGCTGCGGGACGCGCAACGGACGCTCGGCACCGTGGCCAAGGGCGCCGGTCTGGAGGGGGCGATCTACGCGGGGCTGGAGGCGCTAACCGGGCAGTACCTGGAGCGCGAGTGGCGGCGGGACGACGGGGCGATGGTCCGGATCGACCGGTGTCTGATCGACGCCAACTGGGGCACCTCGACGGACGTGGTCTACCAGTTCTGTCGTCAGAGCCGGCACGCGGCGGTGCTGCTGCCCAGCCACGGGCGGTTCGTGGGGGCCTCGTCGATCCCGTTCAGCGAGTACAAGCGTAAGCGCGGCGACCGCGTCGGCCACAACTGGCGCATCCCGAACGTGCAGGGCCGCCGCGCCGTCCGGCACGTGGTCTTCGACTCGAACTACTGGAAGAGCTTCGTCCACGCGCGCCTGGCCGTGCCGATGGGCGACAAGGGCTGCCTGTCGCTCTTCGGCCGCGACCCGGAGGCGCACCGGCTTTTGGCCGAACACCTGACCGCGGAGTACCGGGTCAAGACCGAGGGCCGCGGGCGAGTGGTAGACGAGTGGAAGCTCCGGCCGGAGGCCGTCGAGAACCACTGGCTCGACTGCCTGGTGGGCTGCGCCGTGGCCGCGTCGGTCCAGGGCGCGGTCCTGCCCGGGACGGATGCCAGGGAGGCCGTCCGGCGCGCGCGGGTGAAGCTGTCGGACATTCAGCGGGGCAAGCGATGATGGGCGAGCCCGTGGAGACCAAGAAGTCCGAGGAGAAGCGGGGGCTGGAGTGCCCGCGGTGCGGGTGCAGGCACTTCGAGGTCCTCTACACGAGGCCCGCGTCAGGCGGCAGGATTCGGCGCAGGCGTGAGTGCAGGTACTGCGGGCGACGGATCACGACTCACGAGGGGCTATAGACTCCAACGGCGGAGGTCTGGCTAGTAGATTGCATGCAACGCTGCCTTCGACAACTCGTGGCCACTACGCCATCTACTTCGACGCCGCCTTGTCCGCAGGGGCCGCCGGAGCAGGCGGTTGATTGGCATCTGGCAATGGCGCTGGCTCTGGGTTATCGATTTGCGTCGGAGTTACCGAGGTCGCAGCGACATTCCAGGCGTCCAGCATCCAGTGCGGTAGCTGATCATGTCTTCTTACGGAGACTCTGGCGTTCGCATATGGCATGTGTGGAAGCAGCACGGTTCGAACCATCAACGCTTCCGGAGTGACCTGGATCGGGGCGATGAGGTCCGGTGCAAGCGTGATGTTCTCGCGGCTTTGCATGTACAGAGGCACAAGGTAGTTCATGCCACCGAAGTACCAATAAGGCAGCTGCAAACCCCGATTCAGTGACCACTGGATTGCACCTGAAACCGCGCACATCTGCGATACGGGGGGCGTATCACCGAGAAACGGCACGCGACCTGCATTATCGCGAAGGATGTGGTCGTGCAACATCACGATTTCGACTCCTCGCGGGATCTCAGGTGGATTCGGGAGGTCCGGTGGCGTTGGAAGCGAAGGTGCCGAGACGTCTGAACCGCAGTGTACGCAGTAAAGTGGTTGCCGGCCCACGTTCGTGTTGCGCTCAAATACCAGGTACAATGGCGTTCCGTAGCGCGTTTGCAGGTGCCCAGCTGTAACGAAGAGTTGATTCTCGCTGGCAGTGAAGCGGTCTTGTTCGATGCTCCACGCCACGTGAACAGCTAGGTATTTCTCAAGTACATAGAGGTCATTGCCCCAGTTCTCAGACAGTGCCGCGCGCGCCAAGTTCTCAAGCTGCAGACGAGGAATATGAGCCATTCTGCGCAGGCGGGCGACCACTTCGTTAGTGTACGGGGACCCCATCGCTCCAAGCAGCTCTCCTTTTGGGACTGGCATGGCGCATCCTCCGTGCTGGCCAACGATGCTCGGAACAAGCGCGTAGATGTAAAGGGCTTGCAGACGACCGCGCTGTTCGACCGTGCATGCAGATTATGGCCGGGCTTCGTCTTTCGTCAACGGGCCTCGGTCCGGGGCCTCAACATAGGCTTCAATTTGTGCGCAAGGCGTTCCAAGTTCTACCGGTGTAACAATCGACCAGAAAATGACCCTCCCGCCGACGTTTCGCGCTTTCGCCGGGTAAGTAACGCCCTGGCAGGTGGTACGCCCTGTTCCTCGTGGACCAGGACGGCCCGCCAGGGAGAGCCGTGCGATGGGCAGAGATCTCGCCAACTCCATCCGCCGGAACGCAAGGGGCCCCAAGCGGGCCAAGGGCGACTCCGGGGAGATGGAGCAGCACTCCCTGAAGGAGCAGATCGAGGCCGACCGGTATCTGGCCTCGAAGGACGCGGCGCGCAATGGCCTGGGCGTGCGGCGTACCAAGATGGTCCCGCCGGGGGCTTGCTGATGGTCGCCACGGCCGCGGACCGGAAGTCGGTGGTGCTCTCGCACCGGAGGGCGGTGCCGGTGCGGCGCTTGCGCGCCCGGTTCGACTCGGCCGCGACGACCGACGACAACCGCCGCCACTGGGCGAACGCGGACGCGCTTTCTCCGGACTCTGCGGCCAGCCCCGAGGTGCGCCGGACGCTGCGGATGCGCTGCCGTTACGAGATCGCCAACAACAGCTATGCCCGCGGGATCGTGCTGACGCTGGCCAACGACACGGTCGGCACCGGTCCGCGCCTGCAGATGCTCACCGATAACGATGCCGGCAACAGCGAGGTCGAGCGGGAGTTCGACCGCTGGGCGCGGGCGGTGGGGCTGGCCGAGAAGCTCCGGACGATGCGGATGGCGCGGTGCCAGGACGGCGAGGCGTTCGCCATCCTGGTCAACAACCCCGTCCTGGATCACCCGGTGAAGCTCGATCTGCGGTTGGTGGAGGCCGACCAGGTGACGAGCCCTTACGGGGGCCTCTTGGACGCAACCGAGGTCGACGGCATCCAGTTGGACGAGTTCGGCAACCCTGTCGGCTACCGGGTGCTGGCCGAGCATCCTGGCGCGCTCTACCGGCGGCTCCGGGAGGAGTACTTCGCGATCCCGGCGTCGCACATGATCCACGTCTTCCGTCAGGACCGCCCCGGGCAGCACCGGGGGCTGCCGGAGATCATGCCGGCGCTGCCGCTCTTCGCGCAACTGCGGCGTTTCACGCTGGCGGTGATCGCGGCGGCGGAGGCGGCGGCCGACTTCGCGGGGGTGCTCTACACCGACGCGCCGGCCAACGGGGAGGCCGACCAGGTCGAGCCGATGGACAGCATCGAGCTCGAGCGCAACATGCTGCTGACCATGCCCGGCGGCTGGAAGATGGCTCAGGTCGAGCCGATGCAGCCGGCGACGACCTATGCGGAGTTCAAGCACGAGATCCTGAACGAGATCGCGCGGTGTCTGAACATCCCGTTCAACGTCGCCGCGGGGAACTCCTCGGGCTACAACTACGCCTCCGGCCGTCTCGACCACCAGACCTACTTCAAGTCGATCCGCGTCGACCAGGCGTTCACCGCCGGCCGGGTGCTCGACCGTGTGCTGGCCGCCTGGCTCTGGGAGTACGCGCTGGCCGTGGGCGCGGTGGACTATGTGCCCGCGCAGGGCCTGGAGCGCATTCTGCCGGACCACCAGTGGTTCTGGGACGGCCAGGAGCACGTGGACCCGGCGAAGGAGGCGACGGCGCAGGAGACGCGCCTGCGGAACTACACGACCACCCTGGCGAACGAGTTCGCGCGGCAGGGGAAAGACTGGGAGGCCGAGCTTCGGCAGCGTTCGCGGGAGAAGGCGCTGATGAAGGAGCTTGGCTTGAGCGAGGCCGCCGCGGCGCCCGCTTGGGGAGGGAGCAATGCCCTACCCGAGTGAGCATGCCGCGCGGCTGGCCGACCCGGCCAAGTACGTCCAGTTCCGGCGGGAGAACGACAAGTTCGGCCCGGGGATCGACGTGGTCTGGGGCATCACCCGGGACGGGAAGGTGGAGATCCAGGCGATCCGGTTCGACGCGGCGAAGTACACCGCGGACGAGGCCAAGGCCTGGCTGAAGGACCACGGGCACAAGCCCATCCTCTTCGAGCCCGCCGCCGACAAGGCCCAGGGTGCCGCCGACGAGTTCGTGATGGTCGAGGCCGCGGGCGAGGCCGGGCGGCTCCGCGTCATGGGCGTGGCCTACTCGGGCGGCAAGATGCGGCTGCCCGGCTGGCGCTTCCCGGTGGTCGTGGACCTCTCGGGGCTCGCCATCCCGGAGAGCGTGCCGCTTCTGACCAACCACGACAACCGCACCGGCAGCCGGGTGGGCATGGTCCGGGGCCGGGTGGAGGACAGCGCCCTGGTGATCGAGGGGGAAATCCTCTCCTCGAGCGGTCAGGCGCAGGGGATCGTGGAGCAGGCCCGGGCCGGAGCGGACTGGCAGCTCTCCATCGGCGCCGAGGTCGTGGACTCGGAGCTGGTCCGCGGGAGCCGGTCGGTCAACGGCCAGGTGCAGGACGGTCCCTTCTACCACGTGAAGAAGTCGATTCTGCGGGAGGTGTCGGTCGTCGCCGTGGGCGCGGACGCCTCAACGCGGCTGAAGCTCGCGGCAAGGTTCAACCTGTACGGAGGGAAGGCGATGGAGTTCGAGAAGTGGCTGGAAGAGCACGGGATCGAGGCCGAGGGCCTCGGCGAGGAGCGGCTGGCGGTGCTGAAGGCCGCCTTCGAAAAGGGCGAGGAGCCTCCGGCTGCCGCCCAGACCTCGGCGGGCAAGACTGACCCGGCCGAGGGCCGGAAGCCTGAGGCGAAGGCGCCCCAGGCGCCGGCAAAGGCTGCGGCTGCCGGCGACGGCGCGGCCGAGGGGCCGTCCGGGCCGCGCACCGTCACCGCGGCTGCGCCTTCCGCCCGGGAGGCGGCCGAGGGGGCCGTGGCCGCGGAGCGCGAGCGCGTGGCCGCGATCCAGGAGGTCTGCGCCGGGGAGTTCCCCAAGATCGAGCGGGAGGCGATCCGCTCCGGCTGGGGCGTCGAGGAGACGAGCCAGAAGGTGCTGAAGGCGATGCG